GGGGCCGGAACCCGGCCTTCCGCGTCGCCGTCGATCCGTAGGCGATCTCATAGGGGGAGTAGCCTGCCGCCTGCCCGCGCGTGATCGCACGCTGGACACCTCTGCGCGTCGCGTTGTTCACCTTGACGACCCGCTGTGCGCTCTGGTCCGTGAGGTAGAGAACCATCGGGTCCGTACCGGTGATACTCGCCGCCCCGGCCAACTGCCCTGCGGCATTCAGCGCGGTGACGGTCATCTCCAGCACGTAGGGCCGTGACGCGGCTACCGCTAGCGTGTCCTCCCCAACTCCGAACATGGCGCTTGCAGGGTCTTTGTACTCCCCGCCGGCGGAGCTGGAGAGGTAGCCACCGGCGTCAATCCAAATCTTGACGACGCGCTTGGCCTGAGCGATGAAGAACTTGCGGAACGCATTCCGCATCCCGCGTCCGATGACCTGCTCGGCTCGGCGCGTCTGCGCCACGATCCGGCGACGTTGAGCGCGGCTAAGCTGTTTGGTGTGGTGTGTCGAGGACGGCAGCGACTTCGAGCGGATCGTCGAGCGCCCCGTTGTGGTGGTCGTCGTCAACGATGACCTCGTACTTCTCGGCGTCCTCTGGCTCCGATGGTGGTGGCGCGTCCCCACCGGTTTCTATCAGGTTCATCGGCATCAGGTATACATTATCACCGGGTTCGACGGGCAGCCCGAGCGCGGCCCGTGCCTCGCTGCGCTTGGCGATTGACCCCTCGACCAGTTCGCGCCAGCGCCGTGCCATATCGGTCGCGTCGGCCTGCAACACTCGGACGCCCGAGTAGTCGAAGAACACGGAGGCCGTGGGGTCATCATCGAAGTCGGGCAGCAACTGGCTGGTGAAGTCGTCCGCGATGATGGACTGAATCGGGATCAGTCCAGACTCCCACGCCATCTCGCGGGCCTCGGCCATGTTGGCGAATGTCGAGCGGTCCAGTCCCGCGCCCAGACCGGCGACGATAGCCGGAACGCCCAGCACGCCACTGATCCGCTCCTCGGGAATACGGCGTAGCTCACGCAGATTCATCTCCTGCGGCGAGAAGCTCACCGTCGTTACCTTGGTCGCGCCCCGCATGATCATCAGTCGGCCACGGTTGTCGCTGCCGAACTGGTCGCTCCAGCGGTCGCGAATCTGTTCGAGGTCGGCATCGGTGACAGCGCCCACGCCCTCACCGGGAGCCAGCACCACGCCGGGAATCGCGCTGTTCCGTAGCAGCGCGGCGGTGTAATTGGCTGCCTCGTCATCGGTGAAGAGTTCGCGGAACACGCTCGCCAGCGGGCTGCGCCCTACCTTCGTGTCGTCCGGTGAAATCCCGTACCGGAAGTGGATCACGTCATCGACGGCGAGCTTGGTCGATTCACCTGATCCGACGCTGTAATCGTAGTGGCTGATGAACGCATCGCCCTCGACGGACTGGTAGCCCCGACCGGCCTCGCGGGAGGTCGTGGCTGGGGTCAGCGTGGTCGATGGTGCCCACCAGAGTTCAACCACCTTGCCCGTTGCGCTGCGAACCTTGATGAGGAAGCTGTTGCCCGTGACGATAAAGTCAGTACACAGCGCCATCCGAAGCAGCCGACCGCTGAAGAACGGGTTGGGCCGGTTGAGCAGAACGCGGAGCGGGTGGTCTGGTATCGCGACCACCTGCTGGGTTTCGGCATCGTACCGACGCACGCTCAGATCAGCTTCGGGAAACGTCCGCGCCATCCAGTTGACACACGCCCCGACGATGCTCGACCGCAGCAACGCGGAGGAGTCACCATAACTGGCCTCATAGTTGTATCGGGTCTGCGGAAGGAGCGCCCCGCCGCCAAGCTGATCGGCGTTGGTGAAGAATTTCTTGAGGCCGACGCGCTCCCAGAAGCCCATCAGATCGCTCCCCATCGTTGCGGTGGGTGTCGCCACCGCGACACAGCCAACGCTAACGCATCCACGGTATCGTCATGCGCTCCCTCTGGGGCAGCATAGCGCGTGCCGGTGCGGGTATAGGTGAACTCGAACTGCTCTAGCTCGCTCGTGATCGCGCCCGGTGGGAATCGGATCGACCGGTGCTGGATCGCAACGGCCAAGCCCTCGAACAACTGCTGCTTGCTGCTGCTGGAGAATTTGACGCCCTCATAGTTCCGCCCCAGATGCGTCACGCCATCATCGACCCACGGTTGCTGGAGCGCCTCTAGGATCGGGTCACCGACGCCCGTGCTATCCACCAGCGCCGGTACGTCGCCCGTCTCGTGCCGCACCGCGTCTATCGTCTGCATCCACGGTCGCTGAAAGCGACGCAATCGGCAGACCGTCCCGTGTTCGTCCAGCGCAATGCCCACCGTCCAGTCCACCGACTTCGCCAAGTCCCACCCCCACGCAACCGGCTCGTCCTCGCCGTCCCACGTCGTCCACGCCGGGTCGGTGTCGAGCGTGCAGGCAGCAATGTACTCGTCGCCAAACGGGTTGCCCGTGTCCAGAGCGGCACTGGCCTCATACAGCTCCTGAAACACGTGAGCCGGAAGGTCCATGCGTGCCTCAGCCACATCCTCGGGCGTGAGAATCCCGGCCTCCACCGCGTCGGAGGCCGTCAGACGGCTGTACGCATATCCCGGCTCGCCCGCCTCGGCCCGCCGGCAGAGCTTGTAGAACCAGTTCCGGCGACCCTTCACGTTTCCGATAATGCGGATTGGTCCCTGCGTGGCCGTGAGCGTGGTGCGGACCGCGTGCCAGCTAGCCTCGCGGACCCGGCTAGCCTCGTCGATCACGGCAGCGCGAACGTCCTCACCAAATAGCGCGTCGGGTTTCTCGGCGCTCTTGAACCAGATCGTGGCCCCGTTGCCGAGACTGATCCGCATGTCCGAATCGTTCGCCGCCCAGAGTTGGCCGTCTACGTACCGCTTGAATCGCTCGAAGGCGATGCGGGCCTGCGAATAGATCGGGGCAATCCACCAATAGGCGAAGCCGGTGCGTCCCTGCTCGATGGCCTGTTCGGTCAACCATGCGAGACAGCCGACGGTCTTGCCCGACTTGGTGCTGGCCTCAACGCAGACGATTCGCTGGTCACCGAAGATCGCCGCCTCCTGCGCCGGGTAGAGCGGCGGGCGCTCCCACGGCTGCCGGGGCAGCGGCACGGGCGGCGCTGGCGTAGCCCGTACCAGCGCGGTGCGATTCACTCGGTATCGTCCCGCAGCTTCATGGTCGCCACCATCTCGACCGGCCCTGATCGAGCCTGCGCGATCTGCACGCGGTCGTGGTACGTACCGGGATCGAGCGACTTGAGGAGGAAGATCAGCGCCGTGACGTTACCGCTCAAGGCCATCTGCCGCAGCGTGGCTTCCAGTAGCTCGATGCTCTCCTCCTTGGCCTCGTCGAATTCGGCCCGGAATGCGTCGTCCTTGTTCAGGGTCTTGTAGACGTGCTGCCGGTTGACACCGGCGGCGAGCGCACTGGCGCGAATGTTGCCGCTGTTGGCGAACGCCGCGAGGAACGGGCGCTTCCAGAGTCCGGCGGTGCGATCCGTAGCTGACCGGCCTCCCCGTTGTTCAGCCATCAGGGGCCAGACTCGGATCGCCCACAAAGTCCGCGTACCGCTGCCGGATCACGTCCACGTACTTCGGCTCGATCTCCATGCCGTAACAGATGCGGCCCGTCTGTTCGCAGGCTATAAGCGTGGTGCCGGAACCAAGGAACGGATCAAGCGCGGCGTCCCCTGCGCCCGTTGATGCCAATATGCACCGCTCTGGCAGTTCGATGGGATAGGGTGCCGTGACACCAGATTCTGCCCGAGGATTCATGCGCCAGATCGTGCCAAGCGACTTGATCTCGGTTGAGTCGTTGAATCGAAACTTCCCCTTTGTCAACCAGTAGATTCGTTCATCTACGGGCATGAACATGCGGGCGTTGTGGGTTGGCGATTTAGCCCGGTCCCAGATGATTTCCTGCCGCCAGTTCCATCGCGTCTTGCTCAGCCACTCCATTGGGGCCACCACCATCCGGTCTCGGTATCGGTGTTTGTGGTTGTAGAACATAGACGCACCGTCCGCCGTCACCTCGTGCATGAGATCGCACAGTGCGATCTGCGCCGTCTGATATTCGTCCTCAGGCAACGAGTCGGGATAGGCCGCCGCCATCCGCCTTACCCATGCCGGGGTTTCCCTGTGCATCCCGCTCGGCTTGAACTGATCCAGTCGCTGGTTGTAAGGGGGCGACGTGACCACTGCGTTCGGCCTTGCGTCACCCAGCAGCGCCTCTACATCTG